GTATGACTCATCAAAGGCCAACGTCTATAAACTTTTAAAAAATCAAACATCATTTCTTCATTGATGTTTATTTTTAGATCAACTAAATATTTGTGGATACGATCATACGCAGGTCCATATAAAATACTCATGTGAATTTCTTATAACAAATAAAGCTTTATGTCTAGAAAAGAGACGAGGGTGGCCTAGGATTTTGTGTGAAAAAATAAATTAGCTAGTTTTTTTTAACTAGCAATGTCGTAAAGACCTTTTTTAGCGTCTTCAACACTTTGATCATTGATCTTTGTTCTTAGATCTTTGATCTTAATATCGATCCACTTCATGTCTGGAGTCACTCTACCTTGCTCCAACGCCTGGTTTGCCCACTTGGACTCCAATTGAAGTTTTTCCGATATCAATTTTTGTAGTTGCATCTCGGTCAACCTCCTCGAAGGTTATGAAAAGAATATTGGGATTTAACCAACCACCAGCTTCTTGTTCAATTACTTCTCCTGACTCAACCTTCTTACTAAACATGTCAAGAGCGGCTTTATCGTTCTCAGCCTCAAGCGTCTTATCAATATATATATCTTTGTATTTTGCTTGGACGCGATATAGCTTCATGTGGTATTATATATCAAAATGTGCTGTTAATGCAACACTATGCATTGGTTTTAGGTTTAGGTAAAGGTACAACAGTTTTCATTTCTTTACATTCGAATTTGATGGCCAATTTCTCTTGATTCATGCGGTCTAATCCAAAATAATCTTCATCTTTTGCAAGTGTATCTAAAGTAGCTGCAGATACTTTATAACCTGCTCTAGCGCATTCGTAGTGTGATGTGAAGGTATATCCTGTGATTTGGGACTCAAAACATGTATTTGTGACTAAGGTGCATAAGTGCAGAATCAGTAAAAATTTTGTCATAAAGTCCTATATTATCCTATTTTATTATTTACTTGCAAATCCCATGAAAATGTTTATATGTTTTTACAAATATGTCAAACTTAAACAAAGAGGTTATCATGAATGACAATAAAATAAAAGCTTCTGCGGCACCAGCGGAGAACCTGCAGGAGGCTTTGGTTTTACGACCTGAGTGGGAAATAAAACCGAAAGGACTTGAAGCTGAACACAGCTTCACAGTTCAATTCTCCGAGCTTACACAACTGTTAACATTAACAGTGAATGGAAAACTTTACAAAAGAGTCAAGATAAAAGAAGACACTGATGGCAAAGTTAAATTCTATGATGCGCTTGGACAAGTGCAAAGCAAATTTGATTTGTGGGGGTTGTATGCCAAAAACTAGCAGCTCCGACATTTTCAATTCTTGGGTCAATGAAGTTAATGAAATATTAAATCAATTGCCTAAGACTACTATAACTGGAAATGAAATTGAATATTCAGATGAGGAGTTTCAAACTTGCATGAAGAAGTTGGAACAAACTAAATTGAAGTTCGATGACTTTCCAATTTATCCAATCAATGAAAAGATTGCTACTGAGTTAGTGTGGGATCAATTAAAGGGGTACAATGAACAACCTGATAATTAAGACTATACTTTGTGCAATCATGTTTTTAGTTCCTGCTAAAATAATTTTAGGATTATTCGCTGCAGGTCTATATGTAATGTTCTATTAAGGAGGAAAAGATAATGAACAAAGCAATAAATAATAAATACTTTGAAACTACTGATTACAGTAAGTTCAAAAAAGCAAGAGGTAATAGACCTGTTGATGAAGGCCATGTCAAGCAGCTAAAAAAATTAATCGCTGCCAAAGATTTATACGATCCTATTCGTGTAAATAAAAATATGGAAGTCATTGATGGTCAGCATACTTTAGAAGCTAGAAAACAATTAGATCTAAAGGTGCCTTACATCATAATCAATTCTGATGATCCACTTGATGTGGCTAGACTAAACACAGGTCGTAGGAATTGGTCTTTGGAACATTATTTGGATCACCACTGTGCAAGACAGAAACGTGATTACCAAATATGTAAAAACAAAATGAACCAATATGGTTTGAATGTTGGAGAAGCAATTGTGCTGCTTCTTAAAAATGCAACTATATGGAATAGAATATCTACTGAGTTTAAAACTGGTGATTTTAAAATTCCTGCAGGTGGTATTGAAAACATTGATCGAGTTGGTGCGCAGCTGATGCAACTTAGAAAGTTTTTTCATGGTATGGATGATACCAAGAGAAGATTGAAAAGATCGTTTGTGTACGCTTACATAGTTGTAGACAAACATCCAAAGTTTGAGTTCTCAAGGTTTAAGAAAGCCTGTGCAAGTCGATCTAGTTGGTTTTTGTCTGGAACTAGCACAAAGGACTATGTGATTATTATCGAGAAGATATATAATGCAGGTCTTACACCAAAGAAAAAAATAAAATTGCTTGATTTCTTTGAGTCAAAAGAATATCAAGAATACTAGGACAAGGAGAAAGATGGACATAAATAAATGGAAGTCATGTGCGGTTGATATCGAATCGTACATGATTATAAGAGCTATGGGTAAGAATGGTTTTAGAAGACCTGGTAGCATGATCGCTAAACTTGTTGATGACGAAGTTAAGAAGATTGCTAAAAAGGAAGGCAAGCCTTATGAATCCATGAAACAGAATTTACTCTCTGAGGGCAAGAAGCTGCTCAACGGTAAATAGATCCAAGGTTGGATGGTTAACCTTTAAACCGATGGGATCGAAAAAGGGCCGGGAGACTGGCCCTTTTTTTATACTTGCAATCTAAATTTAAATCACTTAATAATCAGTTATGTATTCCTAAGCCTAAATGAAAAAGTGGGGCTCAAAACACTTTATTTTCACCGAACAACGAATCACTTAATTAACTTTTAACAAAAGGATATTTTGTGGGTAAAGCTGTTAAAAAAGGCAGTGAAGAAGCATTAGATCAAGCATTGGACAAGTTGGTAATGGTTTGTCCAAATAAGAAGACTTATGACGAATTAACAAGTCTGATGTTTCAGTTGTATTGTGGAAATGACTTTGGTTTAGGAAATTTCAGTCTTTCTTTTCTTGATAAAATTGAGAAAAGATGGATGACAGGGCGCAAGGCTGCAGCTGCTGCTAAAGGCCTTAAGCTTGTTGTCCGAAATGTGTAACCACGGTGCATTATCCCAATCCATATCTTTTCCCGCATCGTGGTTATGCAAATGGAATACAAATCATCTAAAGAGTTAGCTAACGAGACCATTATTTATGCTGGTGAGATGGATCCAATGGATCGTAATGAATTCATTGATTTAATTTGTGATCAATATCAAGTTTTAAAGTATAGCCAGTCTGGACGAGGTGTTCCAAGATATCCTCAACGTGAGGTCAAAAAATTTGCTACATTGCTCTCCAAGCTTGTTAAAAAATTTGGGAATTAAGTTAAGTATGGAACTTACAAAACCCAAAGTAGTTTCTGAACAGAGACTATTCCAGGCCATTATTGTGCAAGCTTTGGAAGATGTAATGAATAACTCAGGTTTTAAAAAAGAAACTTATTGGAAGGAAGATGCCTACAAATGGTTTTTAGGTAATTCTAATGACTTTCAAGATGTGTGTTGGTCTGCTGATATGGATCCTGATATGGTTAGAGGTGAGTTTCTTAAACTTATAAAAAAAGAAAAAATTAAATTTACAGAGCTGCAGAAGTCATGGCTTAATTATAGAGAATTATATAAAATGTATCGAGAGGCTAATACTAAGGAAGAAAGGCGTGAAATTAAAAAGGATATTGTAAAGGAGAATGAGAGGAGATTAAACAAAGTTGATTAGTCAGGGTGGTCTAAAAGATTTAAACCCCCGGGGGAGATAAGAGAGCAATATAGAACCCCCGGAGGAAATGATCAAAAATATATGCTCATGAATGAACATGATTCAATGTACCATATCCGGTATTCGGTGTCTAATTAAATGTAGTTTGGAATAATTCTAAAGTGATAACGGCCACCGGAAACCATTTCCAGTGACCATTAATTTTTACTATATAGATATTACAGAGTAATTAAAATAAAAAAGTGCTCAGGGGGTAAAAGAGGTGTATCTGGTGTATCCGAACAAGAATAATGCTTATATATCAATGATTTAAGTGTGTTTTTATGGTGTATCTGTGGTGTATCTATGGTGTATCTGGGATACACCACTCTTGCGGGAACGCAAACAGTTGGTTTTAGGGTAATTACATTTAGTCTGAAAAATCTATATAATAAAAATATCATGATGAAAAAATTAATATTTAAGACTGCTAAGGCAGCATTTAAAAAAGCATATAGAAAACACAAGAGTGAAGTTAAACGTGCTAAAAAAGTAGGCACTCCTGTTGTACCATATAATTTGATTAAGGCAGATATCAAAAGAAAAATCAGAGGAACTAAGTTTACATCAGCTGCTGAAATAAAAGCAACTCCGGGTTTGAGAAGAAGAATAATTACTAGGATTGAGAGATCTAAAAGAAAACGAACTCCTGGTGGTAGACCACAGATTTTTGGTAAGGCCTATGCCTCTGATAAAAGAGGTAAAGGATTACAAATCAATCCTTTGAGTAAAAAAGATAGAATTAAAATACAAGATGAGATATCACAATCGGTAAGAAAGTTTTTAAAAAGAAGAAAAGATGAACCGCAAAGCTTTAAATCAGGTGGTATTAAAAAAATGTTAATTGGTGGATTACTTACAAAAGGTATTAAAGGTGCTGCTAAAAGATATTTTAAGAGTGGTAGAAAAACTTCAGAGATTGTTAAAAAAGAAGGTGGCACAAGAGCAGAAGCTAAAAAAGATGTTAGGTCAGGTATAAGAGATGAACTCAAATCAGATTTTAGAGTTGTAGATAAAAAGTTTCAAGCAGATAAAAATAATCAATTGATAAGAATGAAACGTAGAATTATTATATCAGATCTAAACAAAGTTAAATGAAGAAGAACGCACTCAAAACAGAACTAGAGCTTACACCTAAACAAAAAATGTTTGTGGAGATCATGGTATCAGAGCATGGATCTATTACACAACATGAAGCTTATAAGAAAGCAGGGTTTAGTGCTGCTAATGAAAATAGTGCTAAGTCATGTGCATCACAATTATTAAATCGAAAAATTAATCCTCACGTTGCAAAATATTATGACAAAAGATTTGAACAAGAAGTAAAGAAATACACTGGAGATCAGTTACGAAGATACAAAAGATTAGAAAGAATTGCAGACAAGGCAGAGTCAGACAAACAGTATGCTGCTGCCATCAATGCAGAATATAGATCTGGGCAGTTAGCAGGTCAGTATGTTGATAGGAAAGAAGTAACAGTAACTGGTTTGGAGGGTATGTCACGTGAGCAACTTGAAAAGAAATTGGAAGAGCTATCGAAAAAAATCGATGGCTACAACGCCAAGACGATTGAAGTTGAAGCAACAGCTGTCGAAAAGTAGTTGGTCAGAGTTTATTAAGTTGTTCAATGCTAAACATAATCCAATGATGACATCAGTTGGAGTAGTAGAGGTAATAATTGATGAGAAAGAAAATAGCAATTCCAAAAAAAGTTAAGTCTGAAATAGACAAGTATCCTATGGTATCTGTCGAATGGTTTGACATAGTCTCGGATTCGAGTTGGTCTACGTTTGATCAAGTTAAAAAAGCTAAGCTGGCCACCTGCATCACCAAAGGTCATCTCCTGTCTCAAACAAAAGGTGTTACTAGATTGTTTGGAGATTACTCATTTGCAGATGGTGGTAAAGAAATTGAATCGATTGGAAATACAACAATCATACCTAACTCAGTCATCAAAGAAATTAAAAAGTTAAGTTAATATGAAACAAGAAAGTGCGTTGTGGAATAAGGTTAAAAAGAACTTAACTGATATGTTTTTAACCCGCATAGAATCTAGCACAATCAACGGTATTCCTGATGTACATGGTGTTGCAAAACAAGGAGTTTTTTGGATAGAACTTAAATCTGATAACGCTAAATATCCTAAACTAAACAAGTGGCAAATAGTATGGATTAATAGATATATTAAAGCTGGTGGAGTAGTATTTATACTTCATGAGAACTTGGGCGAAGCCCTCTCGAAGAGACGCCTTAAACTGTACAGACCGGTGTCCGGGTTTACTGATCCTCGTTCCCTGGTCTCGTTTGCCTCGTTCTCGTTCCCGTTAGACTGGCCACTGGTCCAGCGCAGGATGGTAACGGAGCTGGCCCGGCAGCCAGATGCTGCGTAGCTCTCGTTCTCGGATCCTGGC